CCGCACCGACATATAATCAAGCGAAGGCTATCTACTGGAAAGATTTGAAGCGCATGATCCCGCCGTGGATGAAACTGCGCACGCTTGAAACTGATCTCTCTATCGAGCTAATCACTGGAGCAACGATCCGTGTCATTGGCATGGACAAGCCAGAACGAATCGAAGGCTCTCCGTGGGACGGTGTAATTCTCGACGAGTACGCAAACATGAAAGAAGGCGCGTGGGAAGAGAACGTGCTTCCGGCGTTGACGGATCGTGTCGGATGGTGCTGGCTTATCGGTGTGCCTGAAGGACGCAATCACTATTACGACACATACAAGAATGCGCAAGGTCCGTGGAACATCAATCAACCGGACGGTGACTGGGACGCGTTCACATGGAAGTCGATTGACATCATGGACCCGGCAGAGATTCAACGTCGCCGTGGTCAGATGGATGAACTCACATTCAAGCAGGAATACGAAGCATCGTTCATCAACTTCGCTGGACAGGCGTATTACCCATTCACAGAAGAAGAGCACTGCGCGCCATTGCTCCAGAACTACAATCCACGGGGCGAGCTTATATTCATGCTCGACTTCAACGTCGATCCGGGGATCGCGGTAATTGCACAGGAGATGGAGCTTCCAGAACGTACTGCGGTAGACAAGGGGATCGAGGTCAAAGGAAAAACGCTATTCGCTGGCGTGCGCAAAGAAGCAGCGGTCACAGGCACAGGCATCATCGGCGAGGTCTATATTCCGCGCAATTCTAATACACCGGCTGTGTGCCGGAAATTGTATGCTGACTGGGGAGATCATCAAGGCACAATCTCGGTGTATGGAGATGCGACAGGTGGAGCACGTACCACTCAAAGCGAGACAGGTGCTAGTGACTGGGATATCGTGAAGGAGAATCTATATCGCGATTTCGGGCAGCAACAAGTCACAATTCGCTTGAGGCTTGGAGATACTGGCAAGGCGTCGAATCCGCCAGAACGTCATCGAGTGAACGCTATGAACTCGCGTTTGAAATCGGACTCTGGCACAATCCGAATGATGGTCGATGGCGCAGCCGCGCCGATGACCGTGAAAGACTTCGAAGGCGTGCGTCTGTTGGAAGGTGGCTCCGGGGAGCTAGACAAGAAGCACGACGCGAAGTTGACTCACTTGACTGATGGCGTGGGATATTACATCAGCAAGGCTTTCCCATTGCGACGGGATGTCGTCACACGAACGGAGTTGTCGAGATGACCGACGCTGTTGCAGTACCAAGTCCAGAATACAATGCGATGTCACCAAATTGGAAACTGACCGCAACGCTGCGGGCAGGGACTAATGCGATGCGCACAGCGGGGAAGCAGTATCTCCCGCAAGAGTCAGACGAGAGTTCCGCTGCATACAAGAACCGCATAAAGCGATCCGTGCTGACGAACATGTACAAGAAGACGGCTGACAAGCTAATCGGCAAGCCGCTCAAGAAACCCATTATCGTTGAAGAAGATGTGCCGCAGGAAATACGGGCGCTGCTCGATGATATCGATTCTCTCGGTACTCGGCTCGACGTATTCGCGAAAGAGGTATTCCAGCAAGCCGTGGATGATGGCTTGACGCACATCCTTGTGGAATATCCGAACACGGCTACCGCTGAAGATGGCGAAGTGCCGAATGCCGATGGTACGAAATCCTTGTCTCTCCGACAGGCAGCGGAGCGCAACATCCGCCCGTATGCACGCCATGTAAAAGCGAACGATCTGATCGGCTGGAAATGGGAGATCATAGATGGCAAGAAAACGCTGACGCAGATTCGCATTGCTGAAGTTGGGCGGCTGGAAGGCGAAACAGAATTCGAGCAAGAGATGCGCGCGCGAGTGCGTGTCATAGAACGCGATTCATGGCGGCTGTACGAGATGCAAGAAGTCAAGGGGCAGGGAAGCACCGAGAACAAGAAGCAGTGGGTCATCATCGAGCAAGGCCCGAACACGCTCGGCAAGATCGCGCTCTCTACGCTATACACAAATCAACTCGGCTTCATGATGGGCAAGCCGTGGCTAGAGGACATCGCACACCTGAACGTGGCGCATTGGCAGAGCGATAGTGATCAGCGGAACCTGTTGCATATCGCACGAGTGCCGATTCTATTCGCCAAAGGCTTCGGCGATGAAGACACGCAGTTCGAGTTGTCTATCGGATCGAACTCGTTCCTGAAGGGACCATCATCTGCCGATCTGAAGTATGTCGAGCACAGCGGCAAGGGCATCGAAGCTGGACGTATGGACTTGAAGGACATTGAAGAGCGCATTCAGTTCCTCGGCTTGGAAGCCATGATGAAGCGTCCCGGTGGCGGCGATATCACAGCGACGCAGTCTGCAATTGACTCGTCTGAATCGAACAGTTCGCTCGGCATGGTGTCGCAGGAATTGGAGAACACGCTCGAAGAGATGCTGGATTTCTTCGCTATGTGGATGGAAATAGGCGAAGACAGCGGTGGCTCACTGACCGTGTTCAAGGACTTCGGAATCGAGATGGCAGATGCCGCCGATATCGAAGTGCTGCTCAAGTCGAAGCAAGCTGGCGAGATTTCGCAGTTGACGTTCCTGAAAGAAATCAAGAGACGTGGACTGTTGGCAGAAGACTTCGATCCGCAGACAGAGATCGATCTGCTCGATATCGAGAGCGGTGGCAAGGCGACCACGGACGAGCCAATCGATCCGCTCACGGAGCAAGAAGACCCGAAACACAAAGGACGCAACGCGGTCGGAGATGTCACAGCCGAAGTCGATGGACACAGGCACACGCTCGAAGAGAACGGCAAGATGTCGAGCGAACAGGACAACGAAGGCACGTCGCACACGCACACATGGGACGAGTTCGCTATTCGGACATCGGTGGACGATGGACACAGCCACACGCTGCTCGGTCGGAGTGCAGAAACTAAGAGCGCGGCTCCGGCAATCCCGCCACCGGGAGAAGGGGAAGATATTCCCGATCCAGAAAAGGACGGTCCAATTCCCAAGCCTGAACCGGGGAATAAGCCGCCAGCGGTTGCACCAAAGAAAGACGACGAGTAGGATCAATTCTTAAATGAGGGAGAGAGAACAATGGCAAAGCATCAGGCAGTAAAAGGATCGGCGAAGAAAGGTGTGCGTATCACACACACTCCGAAGCCAATTCCAAGCAACGCACCAGCGGAACCGGGAATCGGCACAGGTCCGGGCGCGGCGGCTGGAGCGGGCGGAGATAACGTGAAAGGTCCGGGCAATGGTGGACCGGGAAGCCTCAAGTCTGGAAGCGGATTCGCGGCAAGCGGATCAGGTCGGAGTCCCGGACAGATCGAAGGATAAGCCGTGGCCGAAGTTGAAAGCGTAAATGATCAGATTCACGATGATCTGATATCACACGATATAAAGCTTCGGCGCGTCACTGGTGACGAACAACGACGTATCGAGCGACGACTGGACGAGCTTGGCGCTGATCTTAAGGCACTCGCAATCAAGATCGATCCCTTCGGCACAGATCGTGCGGATGCACAAGAACGTCGTGTCTCTCGATTGGAAAAAGCGAGCGCAGAGATCATCACCGAAGCCTACAAAGAGATCGACCGCATCCAGCGTGGCGAGCTTCACCAGATCGCCAACATAGAAACCGAAGCCACGGTCCAAGCACTAGAGAAAGCCTTGCCATGAGCGTCACACAAAATACAAAGATCAGCATCGGTGCATTGATCGCCATTGTCCCGCTAATAGCTGGCGCGGCATTCTGGTACGAAGGACACCGGGACGAGGATGTCGCTCTGGCTGACATGGTTGTGCAAGCACAGTCATTCGCCGGAGATGTCGAACTCTCCTTGCAACAGATCGAACTCGAATTGAAGATGCTGCGTGGATTCGCTGAACGGCGTCCATTGACAGCGGATGAAGAAGACCGGAAGAAGTATCTCGAAGCTCTGCGCGAGATCATAGTCGCGGAGCAACGCAAAAAGGTCGCGTGATGTATGAAATCATCCTGACGGTATGCGTGTTTGCGAATGCGTACTCCACGGACCTCGCATGTGAAAAGCAAACGCT